CTTCGCGCAGCAAGCCTCAGAAAGCAGGCGCATGGCTTCTTTTAACTTCTGCTCGCTGGCTTTCAGCGCCCAGTGCAGTTTATCGGTCTGTTCGCGCAACCGCTCAATCTCCTGTTCGTCGTGGATGCTCATTCTAGTGCCTCTGTTGCAATCTTAACTACCGCATCCAGTTGATCCGGCAGCGTTATTGGATGAGCGCCATCGCGGATGCGCTCAAGTGCGGCTTTGTAGTGGTTCATTTTTTTGTACACAGACAAAAATAAATGCTGATCATCTTGTATTTTGCGGCAGTACAACTTGCTGTGGAAGTCATCTACAACCCCGCAGCGCTCACAATATGGGTCTGTCATTTTGTTTCCTTATTAATAATTGCCTGCACCCTATCCGATACAGGAAAATTAAAGTCGCGTATGAATATCATTGCGGCTTCTTTGTTTTGGAATCGGGCAATCTTGGTTGCGATTGCTCCCTTTTGCATCCAAAGGCACACAGATTTTCCATCTCCCCAACTCCCTGCTGAAATAAACCAACTGTGGCATTCGTCGGTCATTCCCCCTCCTCCCATTTGCCCAGCGTCCGCAAAAATGCCTCTGCACGTTGGCGGGCTGGCAGTGTGATAACAAAATCACAGTCGTGTATAATCATTTTGCGCCCTCCTTTGGCGGTACTGGTATCGGCATCCACCATTTAGGAATCAGTGTTACTCCGTCCATTTCCCATGCTCCTTGAATCCAGTAAGCCGGTTCAATAAACCATTTCTCATCGCAGACCAACACCATGTCGTCATTAGGCGGAACCCCCGCTTTAACGGAGATCCAATCCGGCAGCTTTTGTGTTGCTAATTGCAGCTCCTCCAGCCTGCTTGCTGACTCAATCAGCACAGCCTCAATGAGCCCTTCTTCAGATTCGATGTCATGCGCCAACGTGCGCAATGCTTTTATGAGTGATTTGTTTGATGATCTCATTTTCCCTCCTCCCATTTGCCCAGCGTCCGCAGAAACGCCTCTGCGCGTTGGCGGGCTGTGGCGTGCCAAACCGTAAAACATTCGGTACGCGATAGCTCCCATCCATATCCGTCGTTTATGTCCAAAATGGTCTTCTCCGCCTTGTGCATTGCGTTCAGGTCGTTGCACCAATCAGGATGGCAATCATCGCAACGGCACTCATTTCCATCGCATCCTGTAACCCTGTCAATCGCCGCGTTAATCTGTGCGTCGGTCATTTCCCCTCCTTTGCTGCTGCGATAAGTGCGTCTGCCTCATTCAGGCACGCCTGCGTTAATGTTAGACCCTCGGGATACATCATTCCTAAATGGTAGACATGCGCCGCCATCAACATCGCAGCAATCTCCAGCCGCGAGGGTTCTGGGCGGGTCCGTTCGAGTTGAGCCGCTTGCCCACTGTTTTCGATGCGAGCGTCGTGGAGTTTTTGCTTCAACCGTTCCACCTCGGCGCGGGCTTCGTCGCGTTCGTTAATCATCAATGCCAAGTCGGCTAATGCGTTCTGGTTTGCCCGCTGCAACTCCTCCAGCCTGTCAGCGGCCACGATAACAAGTTCCTCCATGATTTTGCCCAATGGGCCAAGGTTGCGTAGTCGTTTAATTAAATCTTGTGTCGTCATGTTCAATTTTTCTGTGTTTGTGTTTAATTTTACTCTGTTGCTTTAAACGCATCAGCGTTTTTCGTGTTCAATTCTTTGTTTATTAAGCGCATCGCCTCCACGCAAAGCAGGCGTGCCTCTCGCAGTGTCGGGCAGTGTTCCTCGTTTGCGCACAGCATTGCTGCCAGAGCTGTGCGAATTTGCCGCAGTGTGGCGTCTGAGACTGTGTGCGTCACCTCCTGCGCGTCTGTTTCTTCAGGTTCCTTGGCATCGCACCCTTCACATTCCCACTCATGCGCATGGAGCCAGTGACGGCTCATTGGTTGCTCGCAGGTCGGGCAGTTCGGTTCGTTTTGAACGTGCAGCGGGTCTTCGTCTCCCCAGATGTGGCTCATAATCTTGCAATGAAGGGTTTGATCATTTCGTTGATGATTTTGTTGAGTCGTTGATTCTCGGCCTCGAGCTTCAGGACTTCCTTTGCAAGCTGCGCTATCTTTGACTCGGCCTCAAGCAGCATGATTTCTGCCGCTACACATTCTTGTTCACTCATATCAGTTTGGCTTCTTTAGCGAGTCGCATGGCAATTCCCATGCCGCTCTCGTTCGGTTCTTGTTTGGGTTGTGTTATACTGTAGCTGAGTCCGGTCTTCCGTGCCTTCTGTTGCGCTTGGACCAGGACGTTTCTTGCGGCTTCCGGTGAACAGCCAAGCTGTTCAGAGATCCGCCGGCATGTCATCCCGGTTGCGTGCAGCCAGAATACCAGTGCCTGTCTCTCAGTCGGCAGGTTCATGCGCCGGCTTTAGTTAATTTTGTACGAATTTTTTGCTGGTTGAAGTTCCATGTCAAAAGACACGAGGCCCGATACCGGTTCATGTTGAACATGCTGGCACCATTCCCGAGCATCTGAATCTGCTTCTGAGTTGGTGGCAAGTTCAACCAAGACCGAGTTTTACGGCACAGGCTTGTGTCTCCGTTTGCTCGCAAGAAGTCGTCTGCGCTGGAGATCGCCATGATCTTTTCATCGCTTGCCTCTAACTTCTGAATACGCTGCCCATCGACAGCCCCCACGGCCCAGAAGTTTCCGCCAAAAGAAATGACTGCTGCCCATGCCTGCATGCCGTTAGCTACCAGCACAAGGCCATCGAACAGACTCTCCCACTGGAAGGGAGAAGCGTCGATAAGCTCCACCTCGGTCATGCGGAACTCCTCGAGGACTCCTTTGCTGATCTTGTCCTCGTAACCGCACACCGGGCACACCATCGTGGAGATCGGCAGGCTAATACCGCAGCCCTTGCACTTCTTACTAGGGGCTTCGCCCGGCTCAGCGTCCTTGGCTTTGGTGGCAAGCCGCACCTCGGCCTCAAGGTTGCCATGGGTCACAAGGCTGTAGCCAAAGTCCATGATGAGACAGTCGCTCTTGGTCTGGCCCGGATACCGCTCTGGATCCAGCTTTCTGAGGCCGCGCCCAACCATCTGAAGCATAACGCTTTTGCTAGAGCATGGCCTCACGAGGACTACGCAGGACACTGGCTGACAGTCCCAGCCCTCGGTCAAGACAGCCACGTTTAGTATCACCTGATACCGGCCTTCATCAAAGGCTTTCAGCGTTGCGACTCGATCCGCTCCAGCCATCTCGCCATGGACAACAACGGCACTCACACCGGCCTCGACGAACGCTTCACACAAGTGCTGGGCGTGAGCCACAGTGGCTGTAAAAACCACCGTCTGCCGCTTTCCAGCGTGAGTGCGCCACTCGCGGACGATGCGGTCGTTTAACGGGCTTTTGTCCATCACCTCGGCCACCTCTTCCATGTCGAAGTCACTCATCTTCGGAATTCGGTCCAACTCCGCCTTCAGCCCAAGATCCATCACAACTCCCCTTGGACGCACTAGAAAGCCACCCTGCACTAATTCTCCGAGCTGGATGATGTCTGCCACGGTCGGAAACACCGAGATCAGGGCTTTGCGGTCGCTACGCTGTGGTGTAGCCGTTAAACCAAGAATGTGTCCCTGTGGGTTTCGGTCGCGGAACTCCTCGATGATACGCAAATATGATGCTGCTGCAACATGATGCGCCTCGTCAACTACAAGCAAATCAAGGTCTTGCGGCATTGTAGCAAGGTTGCGCTCCTTCACGAGCGTCTGAACCATGCCGAATGTGGCATGCACTCCCCAGTTCTTGCGGTCAGCGGTGAACAGATCGCTCCGCTTCTTGGGATTGACAGCCGTGAACGTCTTGCGGTTCTGACTCACAAGCTCATCCCGGTGCTGGAGTATAAGCGCCCGATTGTATCGGGACGCGGCAGCGGACAACATGACAGTTTTGCCGGCTCCGGTCGGAGCGACTCCGAGAGCGGCTCCGTATTGATCAAGTGCCGCATGGCACTTCTCTACAAATAGTTTTTGTCTTGGTCGAAGAATCATAAAAAAGCCGCAATAGCTGTTTCACAAGGGTCAAATGAACGAACCTTCCCGCAGGATCTCCCTGCGTAGCATGGCGTATTGCGCGTGCACCCCACGTACACGGGGTGGGTTGTACCGAAAGCAGGCTGTGCTGGCTAGTTCGTTTTTGTATTGAACCAGCAAAGCCTGTGGCTGCCTACTTAATCCAGGGCGGCTTTACGGCTCCGACCGTCTGAGCGGGTTTTGCAATAGCCGGCGCCTTCACTGTAGCACTGTTTGCCTCTGATATGGATTCTGCTCCACTTTGCGCAAGTGTGTAGCTCTTGTATCCGTTGCTCTTAGGATTTGGACTGGTCCACTCTTTGACCTCGTTCTTGTCGGCACGGCCATCCTTGCCTTTCTGAATACCGATCACGATGTGTACCGGCTTGGCGGACATCGCCATCGCCACTTCGTTGATCGAAGCGTTGTTGAACACATTGTAGGTCTCCGGGTTCGATGGGTTGAACACACCGATGGATTCCATGATTCGGGTGATGCTACCCACGGCCATCTCCTTGGCCTTTTCCGAGGTCTTATCGTCCCATGGGTCACAGATGATCGTGAACACACGACGCCGGTCGAACTTTCCGCCGTCGATGATTAACTCAAGATCCAGATACCGGCCTCCGGTACTCTGGGAGTGTTTGATGTCGCGCACTGCGATGACGACTTTGGCGATGGTTCCGGCAGGAATCAGTTCAATTGAAGTGCTGCCGGTGTTTGATGTTTCAGGCGAAAAGAAGGACATATTATTCGGATTTGGTAGGAAGTGTAGTCTGAAGGTTATCGATGCGTTTGCCAGTGCGAATCTTCGCAATGATCTTTGCAAGGTTGGGTTCCTCGATCATCTCGAGGCAACCGGAGCGGTCTTTGGCAGGAAACCCATATGGGTTTTGTTCGTGACACACGAAGGCTCGGTACAAGCTGCCGTCCTCTGCTTTGAGGTTGGACAGTGTTAATACCTCGTCAAAGACACCAGGCAGTTCTCTGCCGGTCTTGGAGCCTTCGATCTGTGGCTCCCAGAAGACTCGTTTGAGTTCGTCCTCCTCACGGTTCAGGATGCCCACCATCACAATGCTCTTGGGAGCGTGCTGGAGATGGGTGATCCAGCGCATCATCTCGCGGCCCAACAAGCCGTAGGATCCACGCATATCAACCTTGCCGGTGCGCTCGCTAAGGGCTTCAGGCTGGGTCTGCGCCCACTTGAAGCACTCACGGGCGGCCACGGTAATCGAGTCAACGAACACAGTGTCGTACTGCTCGAGTTCCTTGGGATCCCCAAACATGCCGCACACTTGGTCGTACATGGCCTTGCTGTAGTTGCCTGTCGCGTCGGATGGGTCCGGTCCGCCGATATAGAGCGCGGCAGCCCGCGCCAACTCCCACGGGTGGCACCCAACGGTGCCTGCTACGCCGCGCACGTCAAAGACGTTGTCTTTGGCCCAGTCTTTCCCGAGAGCCAGCGTGCCGGCCTCGAAGTCGATGAAGAGGGTCTTTTTCGGATCCAGTGTCCGCGCCTGAGTGGTCTTCCCGGCGCCTGCTGGCCCGAAAATGCACATCGTAACTTTGTTGCGTGCAACCTTGAGCCGATCGTCCGCTTTTGTGAATTTAAGCATCTTTTTTGTTCAGTTTGATTGTGGGGATCCCGAGTTTAGTCGTTCTGGCGTCCACCAGAGCGTCAATCAGGCCGGGATCGACCTGGTTCTTGAAAACCGCTTCCGGCACGGAATATTCGGTCTTGATCAGCTTGCTGCTAATCTCTGGCGGCAAAGATTCCCACAGAGAACGCAGCCGCTCTTGGTCCCAAGAGATGGTTTGCTTAACCTCGTAAGTCAGCTTAATGCCGTCGATTTCTTTTGAGATCGAGCCATGGCTCTTCTCTCGTTGCACCATCTCAGCGATAAAATCGCTAGAGGTCCGTTGCAACAACTCAGCCTCAAGGTGCTGAAGCTGAAGCTTAATGTACTGCGCCGTCGAGCGCAGGTTTTCCATTTTTTCCGCTATCTGCGGAACTGTCATTTCTGCTGGGTTTGTCATTTTTGATGTAGTCGTCGATTTTTAGTGTAGTGCCATCTTCTTTGGCGATGGCGACCAGTTGTAGCAGTCGATGCAGCGGAATGATTCCGCTCACGACCCAGTTGTCCAATGTCCGAGGAGAAATCTGAATTTTGGCGAGACACAGCTTTCTGTAGAGCTGTGCGCGTCCGCCAAACTTTTTGATCACTCCTTTGACATCAAAAGTTGGTGTTTTCATGTCGAGAACAGATCTAGCGTGCGCTATTTGTGCGTGCAATAAAAAAAGCGCACTTTTTTAAGTGCGCCTTTCTTGTGTCTTGCTCTGAGTGCTTTACGCGAGGTCGCAATCTTTGCGAAGGTCGTTCAACCGGTTCAACCAGCCTTTTAGAAAGCGACCAAGATGCGGTTTCTTTTCGACCAGATTGCGGTAAAAAGTCTCTTTTTGATCGCACACAAAGATGGACAAAGCCTTCAGGCCGATCTCATTGATGGTTTCCATCATGGCCCTTTTTGTGTTCGGCCCCCATGCTCCATCAGCGTTAACTCCCACTGCGCGTTGCAGAAACTTCATCTGTTGGCCAACGCCGGTATTTACCGCTCCATCAAATTGAATCTGCGAAAGGGGCCATGCCATTTCCGGGCAATGTGCTTTCTCCCAGTAACATCGCTTGTATACGATACCAGCTTCCTCCACGGTCAACGTGTCTAAATTCAGCTCGGGATGACTGGCAGAATCCAAACCAAACTTTGTGCGGCCCCCGGAATCGCCCTCTTCGTTCTCCACAATCGCAAAGTTCATGTCTCCGTAATGTCCTTTGGCGTAGACGGTTTCGTGCTCAAGCACAAACTTCAAAGCTTTCTCAAACTCACTCATTTTTTCCGGTCTTTAATTTCCTGAACGGTTTGCACAATCTTGACGACCGTGTACACGAGTGACGCAACCATCACCAAAAGCTTTATGAACTCAGAAAACTCTGAGATGCTGACAACAAAGGCCGCCAGGTTCACGAAGTTGACCTTCAATAACTCCTCGATGTTACGGTCAAGCATGAGCGAGGAATGTAAGGTTTGATGCCGGTGTTGGGAGTCTTCCGTGTTCATCGTAGATGCCCGAATGCGGAGTGATTGTGTCAGGCGGCAGGCCGTTTCCGTCTTGCCCGGCGGGAGGAAGGACGCGGTTTACCTTTGCCAGTATTTGAAGGCCGGCTGGGGGTACGCCGTTTAGGTACCGCTGTTGCAGCGCCGGTATTTGAGGGACGGGAAGTACGGTCATGGTAGTAAAGTGAGAAAAGGTAATTTCCGGCAAAGCCGTAGTTGAGAACCACTTCTGTCCAGTTAGGCGTGGACAACGTAAACAGATTCAAAACTCCACCGCAAATTACCAAGGACGATATAAACTTGCGAATCCAAAATAGTTCTGGGTGCTGGTGAATGTTGTGCTTGGGATCCCCGAAAACGCGGATCGCCATTCCAGCCACGGCGAACACTACAATGACGTTAGCGACTGCGTTTGCGAGTGTGAGCGGGTTCATTTGGCAAAAATCCTTGAGTGAGTTTTTCTATAGCGCGAAGCCCTGCAAATCCCAATAGAAAAGCTATACTATAGCTGTAAACCTCTGCATCCAATTTTGTTATATGAAGCACAAGGGGCGTTATATAATTGGCACTAGCCGCGCCGCCAACCGTTGCAAGCACTGTCCTGCCAGTGTGTTGCGCGGCGGCGCGGCTCATGGTCATTAGTGCGCCAAACAAACCGGCAAGTCCTAGGCCAATGTTAATCCCCTCATCTCGTAAACTCATTTCTTATCTGTGGGGTAAATGTGCGATGCACCAAAGTAAAAGGACAACACAGATGTAAACCCCGTAGTTAGCCCCCCCAGCAGCAATGTGAGCGTGGGATTCTCCCATAATTTCATGTCTCCAGTTAACAGGCAGCAGATGATCGTGAGGTAGCAAATTGTGAGCACCACAGCCAGCGAAGCCGGAACCCAGCTACCAGTGCGCACCTGCATTGTCCTGGCACTTTCTCGGTCGGCTTGAGCAATCTTTTCGGCGTCAATCCCCAGCTCCGCCATCCGAGTCTTGAGTTGGATGTCGGCAGCCTGAAGTGCCGCCATCTGGTCGGCGCTAAGATTGCCGCTTGAAAGCGCTTTCTGCACTTTGTCAGTGGTAGCCTCAGACATGCCCAGGGCTTTGCCCACAGCCTCCACGGCAGCTCCACCAAGAGGGCCACCGAGAAGTGTGCCAATCGTCGGAAGGATAGATTTAATCCAGTTCATATCATAGAGATGCAATTATAAACGCGAGCAACTCTTCATAGCGAATTCCATATCTGTTTCCTGCTGAAATCAAAACTTTTCCGTCTTCATCAATCTCATCAGACCATTCATCGTAGCAAAGAATTCCGTATTCGGAGGAATTCAATCCCTCAGAAGCAAAAGCTTCAATGACATCTTGAGCCATAACTCCTACATGTGTTCTTGCAGTATTCCCCTTTTTGGCAACTGCATCATTGAACTTGAACGCTTTAACTAAAGATTTCAATTTCAAGGCAACTGCCTTTTCTGTTTCAGAAAGACTTCTGATTTGTTGCTTTTCACGCTTGTCGGAAGTGTTGATTGTTCCTGTTGCCGCATAAACTGTCCCCCATCTTTTAGATGAAAGCCCAAGCGGTTGAACTCCATCGTCATCTGGCCGAACAGGTCCATAAGAAACAAGCTGAGGAGAGCCAGATGGTTTTGTGATGTAAAACACTGGCGTAAATCCAGCCCAAAAATACAAAGCAGCGTTATTTGCGCCGGTAGTTTCGGAGCATATAACACTTGCACTATTTAATCTGAGAATAGGTCCATCTGTGCCTTGAAATGTTTTGAAAAGATAGGTCCCGGTACTTTGACGCAAAAAGCTAATTGCCTCTGATGAACCAAACCCTTTGATTTCAGTGTCTCTATTATTTGTACCCCAGTTTGCATTTAAAAACGGAGATTGAAATTTTCCTGTATCAACACAACTAAAAACAATTTTTGGTTTTGATGAAGAATTTAAATAACTATTTACTCCAGATTCTATTGTGCCGTTTTGAGCAAACTGGCAATATTGAATAGAATTATCTGAAATAGACGTAATGTCAGTATTGCTTGTTACATGAAACCATGCACTTGCATAAGTGTTTCTGTATGCTGATTGCGTCTCTCCCATTGGCGCAATAAATACGTTCTCTTTGCACCAATCGAGTTTTGCAATAAATGGAGCCGATATCCTAAATGCGCACGCAACTAATTTTGGTCCTCTTGCCTGAGCAACAACTCCATCTGTAAACATTACTTTTGAAGACACATATATCCCACCACCATCAGCGGAAACCGATGGGGCTTGCGTGCTTGCAGATGGTCTTAATTGGCAATTTGTAAAAACAATATCAGAAGTGCCCAGCCATGCAAACGGCCAGGTAGCCGTTGTATAACCAGTGCCATCTCTTGCTGTTCCTTGAATTTTTACAGACCAAATTCCTGTAATGTAAGAATCTAAGACGTTAACCTCGAGCGGGCCTCCATCTGGGTCAACAGAAGGATTTAACGCTTTTAAAGTTTCATTCCTGTCGGACCACGTTGCATCAATATGCAATCCGGCACTTGCGTATGCGCCTTCAATTTTTATCGACCTAATTTCATGCTGTTTTGTTGCGGGAATAAATATTCCAGCAGACCAGTTTATTGTCTGGTCAGATATTTTGATGTTTAAATTCGAAACAGTGCATGAACTTCCTCCAAGAACTAAACATGGGGCAAAACTAAAATTATCTTGACCAAGCCCTATGTCTGTCCATTGTTTTTTATCTGAAACGGAAGGAGTTTGATCCCAATACAATGTTGTAGCCGAATCAGTTGAGTATAATGTGCCTTTTCCCTCGCCAATAAAATTGGTTTCTTTTGGCAAAATTAAAGTACTTCTAAGAATGTACGTGCCAGTTGGGATTAAAATGTTTTTTCTTCCACTTGCGATTGCTTTTTTGAAAGCATCCGTGTCGTTTGCTGTGCCATCCCCAACTGCACCAAAATCTTTCACACTGACAAAATCAGTCAATTTGCTTTCAACAGTCCTTAAAACTGCATCCGTTCCAGATTGAAGGAAATCAACATCTTCAGATGCAATAGGATAACCATTAAACACAGAGCCTCCACTGTTATTAAGGGCATTCAGTTCTGAGTAAACGATTTCTCGATTGCTATTGGTGACTAAAATCGAGTAGTTGGCTTCTGCAACATAAACTCGGCTTGGAGTTCCAGCTCGAGCAAAAAATCCTCCAATAGTACGAAGCGGTTGAGCGGCAGGTTGCGTCAATGCTTCGTCCCAAAAAACTGGAATTGGTGATACTGTAGGATTTAAATTTTGTGTGCCGATGTAAATGAAACCGTTCTCAAGCGGATTTCCGTCAAGGTCGTTGAATACGGGAAATGGTGAAACAATGGAAGTGTACATTACTTGGACTCCTGTTGAGGTTGTTCTTCAGCGAAGAAAGTTGATCTAGCGGCTGCCGGGATGTTTGCCGCCTCTGCGAACTTAATGAAGGCAGGTGATGATGTCACCTTCCGTGCCGCTGGGGCAAACTTATTGGGATCTGCTGCTTTGGTTTTTGCCATCTCCAAAAACGCCGGAGACGAAAGAAGATCGTCTGCGGCTCGCAGGGCATCAGTCTTTGCATTCAAGAAATGATGTCCAACAATCCCAAGAATTCCACCTTTGTATGTCACGGCGTAGCTTGCAATTTTCTGGAACAGAGGAGCTGTTGTTTTAAAAGCCTCAGACAGTGCCCCTGTTGGAATTCGCTCTTCCAAACCTTTGACATAGTTTTTGGAAAGCATCGCGAGCGCGTTGATCTCCTGTTTAGTTTCTGTTGGCAAGTTTGAGAAGATAGCCGCCTTTGCAACTGAGTTCTTCTCAAGTCCAGACATGAAATTGGAAAACAGTTTTGGATTAAAAGCTCCGTCTGAATTCGCTCTGGAAAACATTGATGTTAAACCAGATATGATGACATCTTGCCGGAACTCTTTAGGGATATTGTTGATAAAATTGACTAGCTTGTCTGAGTCTGCTTTTGAGATTACAGATAAAGCCGGACGCATTGCTCGCGAAACAAAACTTCTGTCTATCTGTTTCCCAAAAAGATCAATCATCTGATCTTCAAGATCCTTACGCTGCTTTACCAATGCTTTTGCCTGATCAACTAAATCCCTGTGTCCGAGAGCTTCAGCAACAGCATTTTGATCTTTGGTTAAACGCTTGTAGTATTCTTTTGCCAGTCCCTTATCTGCGTCTGAAAAAACAGTTTCTCCTCTTGTTTTTGCTCCAACAAGTTTTCTTGTTTCGTCGTAAGTGAAGTAATTCTTTGGCTCTGCTGCGCTTTTTGGAAGATTCATTTTTGCTAACTCTTCCTCAAGAGTTGTCCCATTTCTTGCGGACAAAAACGAAGCCTGCCTTTTTATATCTTCTGGAATCTCAGACAAAGCAGGCTTTCCGGCAAGTGAAAGGATTTTTTTATCTAAAGATGTAAGCTGCTCAAAGTCCCCCCCAAAATCTGCAAGTCTTGATTTTGCAAAAGCAACAGCCTCCCCTTCAGGCACAGGAGTTCTGGCTGGGATAACCTTCGGAAGCTCTTCGTTGTAAATTTTATTTGCCGCAGCCTGCAAGTCATCAACGGTTGACTTCATGCTGTTACGCATTTCGACATTAAGTTCACTGAGATCTTTGGACCCCCATTTTTCTGCAAGATCCAATGCCTTGTCTTTAAGTGCCTGCACATCAGAAGCGATCTGCATTCCTGTTTTAGAACCTCTGGCAGATTGAACTCCAAAGTAAACCGATTGCGCTTGAGGATTTTTACTCAGTAATGCCGGACTCATGTTTTCAACATCAAGTCCGAGGGCAGTTGCGGCTTGCCGCAATTCAGGATCTGATCCAAATGCCTGAGCAATTTCATCTAGTGCCCTTGATTTTAAAACAGGGACTCGGCCTCCAGCTTGTTGTAGGGCTTTGGTGATATGCCCCGAGGGAGTAAAGTACTCTTTAACACCTGTTCCAATAGCCTTCACTCCAGATACCATTGCTCCAGGAACAATCGACCCAGCCAACCCCGCAGCTAGCTGACCGCCCATCCCTGCGCCCTCTTGCCTTGCCTGTTCACTCGCAAGTGCACCTGTAGTTCCTGCAATAGTCTGACCAACAGGCCCAGCAGACAAAAATCTTCCAATCTTTGCAACTGTTGGAGCCGCGGATGTTGCCAACTGCTTGCCCAGACCAATTCCCCCAAGCATTCCTGTCGCGCCTCTTGATCCAGCTTCCGTTAATTGCTCCGCACTGGTAACAGACTGCGGCACGCCATACTGTGTTAAAAGATGCTGTACAGCTTCACTTGGAGTCGTGAAGTTTGTTTTGAACATCTGATTAACACCCGCTGTCAAAAGATCGGCCCCCTCTAGCGCCATTGGCCCTACTCTTGCGCCAATTATAGCCCCCGGAATGGCTCCAACTCCACCGGCAAGAGAACCTAGGCCGCCACCAATCAAAGCGCCAGCGCCTGCACCTACAGCAGTCGGTGCAGCTCCACGAAGCGCCGCTGCCGCTAGGTTCTGCTCATGCGCTCCAGCGGCAGTTCCTAACGCAACATCAGCAATCGCATTGGCATCTCCAGCCATAGCTTGACGCACTGTGTCTAGAGATCCCTGCGGAATAACTGGAGCAGGCGTTACGGCAGTAGGAGGCTGCTGTTGAGGCTCTGGCTGTACAGGATACTCAATCGGAGTTGCCAGCATCGTTCCTGACTCGACTGGCATCTGTGGCGCGGCCTGAGTTGGCTGTTCAGCATATGGAGATGGGCCAGTCGTAGGCTGTGAACGCATCTGCCGAATAGCATCAGCAAGTGCCTTGGCGTCTGCCGCGTTACCTGCGGCGTCAGCTTTCACTAAAGCTGAACTGAGTTCTTCGAGAGTAGCCATTAGCGGTACTTGTTAAGAAGTGTGTCTATGTCAGAGCCTGCGGCAGAAACGGAAGCATTTGGATCAAGGGTGTTTCCCACTTTGTTCCACCAAGCATGAAAAGCAGCTCCTTTTTTAATTGGAGATCCAAACACATCAAATTCTTTAAGAGAGTTGCCTGCACTGCCGTTGTTTTGAGATACCCAGGCAAGCTTGGCTTCGTTGTATTTTGAGGCATACTCTGAAAGCCGAGCCATGGCTTCAACTCCTTTTCGGAACTGTTCAGGAGTGGCGTTTTTTGCCATCACGCCTTCTTGAGCAAATTTTCTGTCAGCATCAGACGCACTTCCGGGAGGCAAACTTTTCATCACTTCTGAGTTTGCCAGTTTCTGATACTCAGTTCTGAGCATAGATATGTCGTTTGCAAAATCAGGAAACCTGTCCCTTATGTTCTGTATTCCTTTTTGAAAAACACCTGTTGGCAATACGACTTCTCCAGAATCAATTTTTTGCAGAATCCCATTTGCAGCTTCGGCGGTCTGCTGGTTTTTAAGAGACGCTTCGCTTAACTCTTTTGCGTACTTGTTGGTAGAGGCAAATACTTTAACCTTTTCGTCTCTAGCTTGATCCAGCTTTTGCCTCAACTCACTAATCTGGAGCCTTTCCTTCTCGAGATCCAACTGGCGCTTTTCTTCGTCGACTGCTTTGTCTTTGCCGCCTGGCTTTGTCTGATCACCGTACTCCTTGACGATGTTCAAGGCTTGCTTGGAAAGATTTTCATCTCCAACAAGAGTTGCTGCATTCACAGCAGTTAGCGCCAATATTTCTTTTGGAATATTGGGATTTGAATCAATTAATCCAACAAGTTTTCCAAACGTATCAGACACAGCTTTTGCCGCCGGACTTGTGTCTTTGCTGTTTAAAAGAGCCTGTTGAACTTCTGCTGCGGACTTTCTGGCTTCGTCCATGTTCCCAGCGAAAGCAGCGTTTACAACATTAGTCATCCCGCTTTTTGCGGCAGCCTGAAACTGCGGAGTCATCGCAAGAAAGCTTTGCTGAAACTGTTGCTGTTCCGGTCCTCTTAACAAAGTCTGCCGATTTGACCACCCGCGAATGTCGCTTGCAGTAATATCTTCCCCAGAATTTAGCTTTTTAGAAACTTCACCATTCACACGGATCTGCTCTGCTTTTCCAAGATTTTCAACGGCAGTAGCATCTAAAAGCGGAAGAATTGGAGCTAGGTCCTTTACTGTCTTTGTTTCGTCGTTGAAGTAGCTTTGAAGCGTTGACGAGATAAGCTTCTTCTCATCAAGGCCGTACTTCGCTGCTTCAGTCTGAACACCAATAAGCCCTGTTCGAGCGCCGGATTCTCCCGCTGAAGCTCTTGAAGCATCGATACCGGCTTGAATTCGTGCCATCTCGAGCGGGTGTTGCTCTTTAGCAAACTGCGCCTGCTGCTGCTGAATAGCGGCCTGCTGCGCGGAGATCTCGCTCTGCTGCTGTAGTCCCTTAAGCTGCTGGATCCCCAGCAGACTCTGAAGGAAGTTCTGCGCCGGAGGCTGCGGAATATTTACCGTATAGTCGTATGGTCCAGGCATATTATTGTCCGGCTAAAAGTGCTGATTGTTCTGCTGTCCATCCGCCTCCACTAGAGTTTAAACCAGTAGAAACAGGGTTTGCTTGCATGCTTAAAGCAGTGTTTCTACCAAACCCACCAAACCCACCTTCTCCATTCAGCGCATTCATCAGCATGTAGTTTTGAACCCCGCTGCCTACTGCATTAGCAACACCACCTACTCCTTGAGCTTGAGCATTAGCCTGCCCCATGATACCAGCAGCTTGAGCTTGGCCTTGACCCACCAGAAGATTGCCGATGTTTTGCGCTGATTGCTGACCTGCTGCGGCAGTGCCGGCAGCAGATGCTTGGCCTATGCCGAGAAGATTTTGGGCAGATGCTGACCCTAGCGAAGTGAGGC